CTGCACTTGGGCCATATAAGCTGACTTGATAGCTTCGAAGCCGCCTAGCCTGAATTTCATGAAGTCACGGGAAGTGAAAGGGCACTTGAGCTCAAGGCCAAATTCGTTACTGCAAAGACCGTCAGGGGAGCAGGCTGTACGCATGCTCTCATCACGGAAAAGGATCGGTGACTCAGTTACGTTAACGCCGGTTGTGAACTCGAAAAGTGCGCGCGCATCTTCTTCATACTGCTTACCCCAAGCCAACGCCTTGGCATTAACTTCAGGTGAGACGCCGGTACAGACTTCAGCGAGAAGGGTGTGAAAGTAGGACATTTTCATGTCCGACCATTTTTTTCCTGAGCGTGGTTTTGAGATGACATTGCTGACCTCTGAGGCCGTGATGACTCCGAGCCTCAATCTTGACCATGCTTCATCGCCTTGCTCAACGGTGGTGACGTCGATGCCAGTGCGCGCCAGGATGATGTCTGGTGTCATGCTGCCGCCTTTTTCTGTAGGAAGTCCGAAGTCTTGATTGCTTCTTCCTGAGTTAATTCGTCAGGAGTTGCGATTGTCCGGCGGAAAAGCTGAGAACAGAGAGGTAAGAGATCATCATCCCAGGTCTTGCCGAGAGATTTCAAAAGCGCACCAATCTCATCAAGTGTCTGCTTGGTTGCGGGGGTGATGTCGCGCACTGGCTGGCGCTCAGCGGTGAAGTTGATGCCTTCCTCGCCTTCGGTGTTCACATAGTCAATCGCAGCATCCAAACGTTCACGGCGCGGCCAGTATTTCGCGGCTTGCTTCACGACCGTCTTTAGAATCATCTGCTCTTCATCAGTAACCCACGGACACTTTTTGCTGTTGTCCGATTTGTACTTCTTCCAGGCTTCCGACCGGTCACGGATCGCAAAGATGGCATCAATACGCATCGTATGCGTAAGGTAATCGCTATCGTCGGTCTTGACGGTTACATATGCCCCTACGATTTCCCCGCGCTGCTCTTCTGTGTCGAAGTCGTTGTAAATGTGGATCGGAGGCTTATCGAGTCCCTCGCGACGGAACTGGTCGTTCTTACGAACAATGGCTGATTGGCACCACTTAATCGCTCCTGACTGCTGCGCGATATGCATCAGGCCCATGTAGCTAATGTCCAGGCAGATAGCACCTTTTCGCGGAACCAGATAAGCCAACTTCTGTGCTGGGTTCAGAGAAATTCCGATGGCCGCTACGTTGATGATGGCGTTCTGCGTGCTCGTCTGGTTCTGGAAAGCTACTTTCGCGAGGTAGTCGTTATTCTGGAAAAGTTGGATGGCGAACTGGCTTTCTTTTGCCCAAACCATCCGATCGTCAGTGGACGCCTTAGTAAAGAGCGGCTCCTGCTGTTTGACGAAATCAACAAGGGTTAAACTCATGACCCCTCCTTAAAACGGGCATGGCGCCCGACGCTGCCATTCTTCATCGGCGCGGGCGTAGCAAATACGGGAGATGTAATCGTTGTAGATTTCCTGAGCCTCAGACCCAATCAGCGCCAGGCATGCCTCTTTCGAGATGAACATGGAGCGCATGGACAGTGGGTCAGTAGGGAACATGGCGATAAGCTCATTGGCTCGATCGTCAATCCACTTGTCTTTCTCTTCGTTGAGTTGCTGCTCAACCCAGCGACGATCATCAATGTGGTCGTAAGCGCGGAAAGCGTTCATATCGACTCCTGAATTTTTTGTGCACGAAGCCCGGCAACTTGTTGTCTGCCTGGTCGTTGAATGGGGAGGGGGATTAGTCAGTTAACTTCGAGTTCCAGGACTCAATTGCTTTGATGGGAGAGCCGAAAGTCACTGGCGCAATCCATCCACAGCACTTAATTTGAAATTGGTTCAGGATGTATGGCTCAGGACCAATTCTGCATCCTCTATCCCATTCAAACGCCTTGATGCCAGGAACCTGTTTGCAGAACGGGCATTCTTTAGCGCCTGGAAGATTCTCAAATGAAATATCAGGTAGCGAGCCGTCATCTTCTGACCACTGGAGTTCACCAGGCACAATGACCGAGTACCCATCCCAACGGTCAAACTCCGGTGATAAAACATCTTCAAAACCAGCACCGCGAAGACGGAATTTAGCGCGAGCAATAACCACAAGGCCTTTAACTTTTCGACTGCTCATTCGCCACAGATATACGCCCGCAACCTCAGGCTGGCGATCCGAATATTTAATCCATTCCATAACCATTCCCTCAGTGCTTCAGGCCGTCGCCGCGACCATCAAGATATACTTCCACGAGCAACTCTTTGGTGTAGGTGCGCTCACAGCCGCGGTGAAGGTAGAGACAACCACGTACGTTAGCTGATGCTGTCCAGGTGGCGTCTGCGTGCTTAACGAGCATGCCGGGCTGGATAGCCGCGCGGCAGACTGTTTGGGTGCCGTAGTGGTGCATCATGAGACCTCCCCATTTCGCTGCGAGCCTTGCTGAAACGCTGCCCTCATAAATTCTTCGCTAAATTCCATTTCAGGAGCCTGAACGAAAGCGATGTACGCCTCTTCCTGGCAATTGGTGCAGTAACCTGAGCGGATTGCGCATCCGCAATTTTCACATTGCTTAGCCATGCTTTCTCCTGCCTTAACGCGGCAAACGGAACGTTAATAATTCTGCATCCGGCGCAATTGCCGTTGAGCGGTGGATAGCCGCCTTGTCATAACTAAGCCGCCTCGGTGAAGCGACTGAGGTATGAAAAAAGCCGCTTGTCAGGCGGCTACTGTGGTTCTCGTGGCTTGTGATTGAATCGGTGCCAACCGTCGGTCAATTCAAACGGTGCGTAACTGGCCCGACGTTCAGCGAACCCAAGCTCAACTGACAGCGCGTGTAACTCATGCCGACGCTTAATCTGTTCCATTGCAATCCAGTCGGCGTCAGCGTTGCGTTTTTGAGCTTGCTTTGGCGTTAATTCCAGCCCATTTATCGAGCTCAATTTCTGCTGGCGCTTCATGTCCTGCTTCATGTTGCGCAGGACGTTTATCATCGAGTCGATACGCTGAATATCGTCACCCATCCTATTACCCTCTGTAGTTACCCGCTGACGGGCGTAAAAAAGGCCGCCTAAGCGACCAATCCATCAACAACTTTTTCTACCACGCCGACCGCATCGATAAGCTTCACAAGCCGTTCGTGCATTTCATTTCGCTTTGATTTCAATGCTTCAATTAAAAACTCTTGGTCTGCTACGCCTCTGTATGTGGAGTTGTTAGAAGCGGCGACATTAAATGAAGACCGTGCTTTTCGGTAAGTTCTAAAAGGTTGTCAGTGCTTCTGATGTTCGTTTCAAGGACTTCAATTTCTCTCAGTAGATCTTTAATCTCCATTGCCTCACCTCATTGGATTGTTAAGTTGAAATGCTTTGGTGATTGGATGGCCGGTGCTGATCTCCGGCTTGGTTATGCGACTTGCTAGTTGACACCGGAGTTTCACCGGGGCGAAGGTTTCACATGTCGTTTATTGGGTCACTGCTGGCTTAGCAACGCGCTTACTCAACCGATTACAGCCAGCGATATCTAGCACCCACCAGGTCTTACACTTGTGCATCAGCCTGCGCATTCATCCAATCCCAAAGCACTTCGCCACAACGAAAAGAGCACTACCGCGTTTTGCCATTCCATCCTGGCTTTTGGTACTGCAATGGCTGCGAGATTTTTTTTGCATGCCAGCGCTCTTTTCGTTGTGAGCCGTCTCTCCGGCTGTCACCCTTGGCGCTTCATCCAGTTGCAGGCCGTAGCCACTTACCAGACGAACGCCACTCGAACTTCGTGTTGCGGGTTACACCTTTACTACGCGTCGAGTCCGCGCCCGGCAGTTAGCCTCTCATGCGGGGAAAGCTGTGTTTTTGGCAGTAGGTTGCCAGCCAGGCAGCTAAGATTTGTTCATTAAGCGCCAACTCCCTGCCAGTGTTGCCCGTTCTCACGCCGTTCTCGCTCTCGCGCGGGGATACTCTCTCACCGACCGGATCGCACCCGGTGATACAGCACGTTTATCGTGTAAGGGTCTAAACAGGTCATTGACGCTGTAAATCTGCATGTTGTTAAAGAAGCAGCTGACTTGCGTCGGCGCGGCTAACTTCTGGTGCCGCAGTCGCTGTGTTGTCGCGATGGAGTAAAGATAACCTTAGTTATGGGTGATGACAATAACCTAATTTATAATTATCATTACAAAGGTTATAATTACATGATAACTAAATGAATTTATTTTTGTAAAAAATAGGATGGGTAGATTTTTGGTAATAAAAAACCCCGCATGGCGGGGTTGGGTATGCTGATCGTCGTTTTATGGTTGGAGGGTTTCGAGATAATTGACTGCGTCCTTAGCTGCTGAGCATTGCGCCTTTAGCTGATCATTCATTTTTTCTCTTGCTGCCGCCGTGGCGTTCTCACAACTCGCATTGAGAGTGGTGAACTGATAGGACGCGAATAAAACAGCTTTGATGGCCGTCTGGCAATCACTGGAGCTTGAGTGGCCAGCGCAAATAGCTACTGGCGCTTTCTTCAGCGCGTCAGATGGTGTCATTGCTGCGTTGGCACCAAAAGAAGCGACAGAGAGGGTGGCGACCAAAATTAAAAATTTCATAATATCCTTATCCCTTACCAGATAGTAGATGACCAGAACATGCGCCCAAGAATCTCAACATTTTCAATATCAGCCTCTTCATCAGGGTATTCTTCATTGTTGAAGCTTCGTATCACAATGCGATTAGGGCTTATGCGGTAGATGGATTTTAATCTCTTCCACCCATCCTGGCTGATGGCATAAACCTTCCCATCTACGATTTTTTTGTCGTTGGTATTAATCGCAACCGTAGTCCCTTCCGGGATCATCGGCTCCATACTATTTCCTGAAGCCGGAAAGCAGAGAACGCTATCTTTTTGCGCCCCAACTCTACGAAGAGTTGATTTTGCAAAGCGTAACTTAAACCCGTTGTAGTCTTCTTCAATGCAGGACCCATCACCGCAAGCCAGCTCTATATCTTTCAGATATGGCACTTCGACCTCGTCATCTGGCAGAACTGTTTTGCTATCCCAAGCGTCGATTTTTCCCCACTCACTTTCAGGAGGGATTGAGGAATCTTTACGGTCTTCAACTTGCATTGAACCGATTCCAGAACTCAGCCACTCAGGACGCACATTCAAAGCATTAGCCAACTCTACCATCTTGCGGCTGCCAGAAGTTTTACCTGAAGTCATTTTCTGAATTGCAGGTTGAGAGATACCGACTTTTTCAGCCAGTTGCCCTTGGGATATGCCTGCGGCGCTCATAGCCGCGTTCAGTCGATCTGCGAATGTTTTCATGACACCAATATATAACTCAGGTTATGCAGAGTAAAATAACAAAGGTTATGGACAATACTCATAACTTGAGTTATCTTTTCATTAATCCAGTAATAGGACAGGTAAAATCCATGAACAAAGTTATTCAACGAGCATTAGACATCGTTGGAAGCCAGAAGCGACTCGCAGACATCTGCGGCGTTAGTCAGCCCGCGGTGCATAAGTGGCTTAACGGTGGCTCAGTATCTCCAGAAAAAGTAACAGCCATCGTCAATGCTACTGGCGGTGAGATTAAGGCTCATGAAATTCGCCCTGATCTTCCCGAACTGTTTCCACATCCAAACCACGCCGCGTAACGGCGGCAACACACAAGGAGCACGCCGTGCAATCACTTGCTTTAACCAACAATACCAGGCTTTACCCGACGCCGATGATAAATCGCGCTCAACAAAAACAGGAAGATAGCCACGCATCGATCCGTGAGGCCGTCCGGGCGTGGTCGGCGGTTGCCGGTCAGGACGTAGCGTCGGCATTCATCGTTGAAGAATGGCGCCAGCAGGGCGGGGAAGGGATTGAGTTTCCCGAAGACCACAGCCGCGCCCGTCAGAAGCTGTTCCGCTTTCTCGATAACCGGTTCGACTCTGAGCAGTACCGCGAGAATGTTCGCCAGCTGACACCTGCAATCCTGGCAGTGCTGCCGCTGGAGTTCCGTGGGCGCCTTGTCGGGCAGGACTGCTTCATGTCTCGCCTGGCAGATGCAGAACGTGAAGTCGCCGAAGCTAAGCAGGCGGTCATGCTCAACGCACCAGAGCACCAGAAGCTGAAAGAAGTAAGCGAGGGTATAGCTGCACTGTTCAGGCTTATGCCAGACCAGGCAGGCCCACTGATGGCGATGGTTACAACCATGCTGGGGGCAATGTGACAGGCTCAAAAATGGCGAAAGCCGCTGTGCAGCAACACAAGCGACTTTCTGGTGCAAAAACGAGAGTAATTGCAGGAGGAATAATGGCAAATAAACCACGTCATTACCAGACCGCACTACACAAAAACATTACACGCGATCGCTTCATCCGTTCGGTTAGTCCATCGGTTGGCTCAAAGCTGCGCGCAATCCTGGAAGAGTTGAAACGTAAGGAGAGTGATCGTGAGTAACGTATCCAACTTAGCCGAAGCCAGAGAGGCCAGAAGGCTCCAGCAACCGCGTCAACATGGCGGTAAGGGGTTTGCCTTGCTGCACCGTAAAATTATGGATGTGCCGTTCTACAAGGATGCTGAGGCGGCTCATTTGTGGGTTCATCTTCTTCTGCGTGCTAACCACGAACAGACATTAGTCTCGACGGATGTCGGCGATGTGATTTGCGAGCGTGGAGAGTTCATTACCGGTCGAAACACTCTTGCACTGGAGACCGGCTTAACTGCCGATCGGGTTAAAGCGCTACTCCGTAAATTCCACAATTTGGGCATGATCAGCACCAAGTCGAACAACCGTTTTACTGTTCTAAAAGTGGTCAAATATGACGAATATCAGTCAAATTTTTGTCCAGCCGATGTCCAGCCAGTGTCCAGCGCAAATCCAGTGGTGGCAATGGCTAGCACGGAGCAGTGTCCAGCCGATGTCCAGCCAGTGTCCACAGATAACAATATATTAAATAACTTACTACCTAACGGTAGTAAGTATGTCGCCTCAGCAGAACAAAAATCACCGAGACTTTCATGCGAAGAAGTTTGGTCAGCACTGCGTGAATGCGTACCTGATGCTCGTGGGTGGAATGTCCTGACCCCTAAGCGTCGTCAGATCATTAAGAAGTTCTGGAGAGAAGCGAAGCCAATTGCTAAACAGTTTGGTGATACAGAGCCGTTCGGTATGACTGCGTTCAAGCAGTATCTCGATTATCTCCACACTTCCTGTCGCTGGATGTTCGAAACACGGCAAGACCAGAAGACCGGCAACACCTGGCAAAAGCGCAACTACGAATACCTGTTGAATTCCGAAATCTATGCACAGGTTCGAGAGGGGGATCGTGATGACCGATAATCTCATGACCGTACCTCACAACCTGGAAGCTGAGCAGAGCGTCATCGGTGGACTTTTGCTGGACGACAACAGCAGCGAGCGCACTCAGAAAGTGCTGTCCATGCTGAAACCGGAAGCATTCTACAGCCGCACGCACCAGGTGCTGTACGCCGAAATGCGGCAGATGTACCGGGATAATAAACCGGTAGACGGGCTGACCCTGTTTGACGCTCTGGAAAGCAAAGGGCTGACATCGCAGATCGGTGGCATGGCTTACATCAGCGAGCTTGCCAAAAACACGCCGAGCGCCGCAAACATCGTGGCCTATGCAGCATCCGTCCGTGAAGCAGCAATGGAGCGCTACGGCATCCAGCGCATGACTGAAGCTACTGAATTGCTCTATGCCCGTAACGGCATGACCGCTACCCAGAAATACGAAGCCATTCAGGGGATCTTCACTCAACTTTCTGACCACTCAAAGACCGGTTCACGTCGCGGTCTCCGTTCATTCTGCGATGCGGTTACAGACTGGTCGGATGAATTCGACGAGCGCATGAAGCCGAACGGCAGGGCGCGTGGCCTTTCAACGGGGATCCGTTCGTTTGATACGCTGCTCGGCGTTAAACGTGTTGTTCGCGGAAGCCTGTTTGTGATCGGTGCCCGTCCAAAAATGGGGAAAACCACGCTTTACACCCAACTGGCAGTCAACTGCGCCACTGTCGAAAATGAACCGGCCCTGATGTTCTCGCTTGAAATGCCGGAAGGCCAGATGGTCGAGAAAATTACCGCCCAACAAAGCCGCCTGACCCCGAACCTGTTCTACCCGGATATGACCAAGGAAGACTTTGGCTACCACGGGGATTGGGATGGTGATCTGAAAAAAGCGACAGCGGTGATGGGCGCCCTGATAGAAACCGACAACCTGCTGATCGACGACACTCCCGGCATCGGCCTGGCTCATATCGTAGCCGAGTCACGTCGGATTAAGCGAGAGCGCGGCAAGGTGGGAATGGTTCTGGTCGATTACCTGACCCTGATGAGCGCCGAAAAGGCTGAGCGTAACGACCTCGCATACGGGCTGATCACCAAAGGTCTGAAGATGCTAGCCAAGGAACTGGATTGCGTCGTTGTTCTGCTGACCCAGCTCAACCGCGAACTGGAGAAGCGCGCTAACAAGAGACCGCTTCCGAGCGATTCACGCGACACCGGGCAAATAGAGCAGGACTGCGATTATTGGGTAGCCATCTATCGCGAAGGTGCCTACGACGAGAACGCCAACCAGGCAGAAACCGAGTTGCTGCTGCGCCTTAACCGCCACGGTGAGACCGGCGTTGTGTACTGCGATCAGCGGCATGGCTCGATTTATGACTGCGATCAGGAAGTCGCTAAAAATCGCGTGTTGAACCGGGAACAAAAACCAAAACAGAAGGGTGGATTCTGATGAAAATGAACTTAATTGAAATGGACGGATTTTTGCGTGGTAAGTGCCTGCCAGGCGACATGCTGATCAACGAAACGAATGCTGAATATCTGGTTCGGAAATTCGCAGCAATCGAAGCTGAACGCGATGCACTGGCTGCGGAGAATTCGCGATATTCAATATCTGCTGGTCAGGCAGATCAACGCATGGCTGAATCTTGTTCTGTGCGAGCCGCTCTTGGATTTAACCCAGATGCTGAGGATGTTTCTCCATCTGACTTGGTGGAATCGATAAACAAAATCGTTGCTGATTTATGTGCCATTCGCAGTGCGCACCCCCAGCCATTGGGGGCAATTATGGATTCTGCGATTGATGCATTTAATTCAGCTGAAATGCCGGAAACCGGGATGCTCAATGCGTTTTTCATACTGCGTGACAGCATTCGAGTTGAAACCCCAGCCACCGATCGCTTTTCTCGTGAGATGCAGGCGCAGGGTGTGGAGATGTTTGCGCTGATGTTTGCTGAGGAAGCAATCAAAGACAACAACATCACTACCGGCTGGAAAGCGCGCGCAAGTCGTGCTGCGTCTGAATATGCGGAGTTGCTGCGCGGGGAGGAAAAGGCATGAGCAAGGAGCGCGGAATGATTTTCAACGCAGAGATGGTCCGGGCACTGCAGGACGGTCGGAAGACGCAAACGCGGCGACCAGTGAAACCGCAGCCGACAATGTACGAGCCGGGCCAATGCGTCCATGTTTCAGACATGATTAATGACGCGCTGCTCTGCCCTCACGGCAAGCCTGGTGACCGCATCTGGGTGCGGGAAACGTGGGCCGAAGCTGGTGCTGGCGCTCCTGATTTAATACTGTACCGCGCCAATTACCCCGATCACGTTCCATCTCATTACGAGAATGTGCCGCTGGCTGACGATATTCGCTGGACTCCGTCCATTCACATGCCGCGTTGGGCCTCCCGCATCATGCTGGAAATCACCGACGTGCGCGTAGAGCGGTTGAACAGCATCACCGAAGAAGACGCACGCGCCGAAGGCATAATTGACGGTGGCTGCCTCAACTGCGGCGAATCAGAGCCTTGTGGGTGTTCCAACCCGGAACCGGACGCAACAGATGCTTTTGCTGCTTTGTGGATGTCCATCTACGGCGAAGGCAGATATCAGGCTAATCCGTGGGTGTGGGTTATCGAGTTCAAACGCGTAGAAGGAGCGGCAGCATGACTACACAAATGACCAAAGAGGCGCTGGCAGAGCTGCGTCGGGCGGCAATCGCTGTAGCACGTGACGGGCGCACGGATGACGAATGGTTTTATTACCTTCAATGCGTGCACCATAAAAACATTCTGGCGCTGCTTGATGCGCTGGAAGCCAAAGATAAGAGCATTGCTGAGCTTGAACGTGATTTAAAAACAGCGGAGATGAACGATACTGACGCTCGCTGCCATGTTGCAGAACTGCAATCCCGCGCCGAATCCGCAGAGCAGCGAGTGGCTGAACTGGTTAAAGATAACGAGTACATCCGAAATCGCTTTAAAGAACTCGATCTTATGTTCGGAAAAAATCTACTCGTGATGCAGGCTGCAATTATCGAATGGCAGGGAACTGGTAACGCCAAGAGCGGCCTGGCATGGATTTACAATACTCTGTTTGGCCCTGGAGAGTTGCCGAACGAAGAAGAGAAAGACGCCCAGGCTTATTTTGACCGCAAATATGCTCCGATTGATGAAGAGCTTATGACTCTTCACCGGTGGTTCTTTGAGAAAAGCGAGGCTGAGCGAGCCGCCTCTGGCATCACCCTACAGATTAAGGGAGGTGAGTGATGAAAAGAGAAAGCCGTTATTTTGTTTTAAAGGTTGCTGATATAGAGGCGGCGCTCAACGCTGGTTTACTTGGAACGGAGACGCTTGATGCTTTAGATAATGCATCCCTGGCC